ACGCTGACAACGTAGTGGCATCAGTGGGTTTCACGGAAAGAAATACTTTACCATATGCAGGTGGTACTTGATCTTCGCCACCATATACAATGATATCGCTAACTGCTGGATATAAGTTTCTAACTATAGCTTTATAATCATTACCAGTAACTGCTCTATTCTGTGATCCAAAGAACTTAGGAGCATTGAATTTAATTTTATCAATACTTTCAATTGCTGCTCCACCAGTAGCATTCTCTACAGTAGTAAGATCTGTAACACCAAATGGATGAGAAATCTTATTTCCGCTATCATCTCTCAAAACACCATTAAATCTAAATGTCTTTACTCCATTAGTAGCATCACCATTTGTTGTTACGTAACTTATATCAACTACCTCACCATCTTCAAGCTTTCTACCAATAACACCATCACCAAAGAATAACTCATATCCCTCATCTTCTATTTCATTAACGAAGAAAACCTTATCTGTAGATCCTATTTCTAATATATTATTTGCTTGTTCATAAGTATCATAAACAGTTGAAGATCCAGATGCATATACTTTGACTCTAATTGTATTAGTATCAGCAGATGAATTATCAATTACAAACCTTTGATCTGATACTACATTTTGAACAACAGTTCTTGTATTAATTAAAGATCCTTCATATATGGGAATATTAGTCCAAGTTGCAACCTTATTGCTAACTTCAGTTCTATAATCTTCTGCTACAACAAATCTGTAAAGAGATCCATCGTAATTAGTAATAAATCCACTACCAGCTTCAAATACAACAGATTCTGGTGCAAGGTTACTAAAAGTTATACTTAGATCAACTACTGCCTTTGGTGCAGTAATGGACTTTGGAGTATAACCCAACTGTTTTGCCAGAGACACCACATTGTCCCTGAGAGTAGAGGAATCAAGGAACAGTTCATTCACTACCATATTGGTATTGAACGCTGTGTAGTACGTATTATATGCCAATACGTCAAGCATATTAGATAGTACGGATCCTTCAAAGTCATAGTCCGTAAAATCTGACTGTGCTCTCATATAGTCCTTGAGAGCTGTCTTAATATCAGCGAAGTCTAAATTGTTTACTTGGGTATATGGCATTATCTCGTCCTTGCAAGGAAGAAGTCTACATTGACTGGTGGATTATCTGTACCTCGTATTTCATATGTCATCTCAACATCAAATCCATTCTCATCAAAGTTTGGAGTAGCTTCCAGACTCAGTACTCCTATACGTGGTTCAAATTTCTTTATGGTTGATACTATATTACTTTGGATTGCTGCTGCTGTAGCAAAATCCATAGGTTCAAATAAAAATCTTCTAAGATCACTGCCGTACTCTGGTTGGTATACACGCTCACCCTTATTGGTCATCAATAAATTTACAATTGACTGCTTAATAGCAGAAGCATCCCTACTAACAACTAAGTCATTAGTAACAGGATGCTTCTTAAATGTAATATTAATGTCCTTGAAGGACAACGTGGCTGCCATGTACCGACAATATACGAAGTCAGTAGTTATTTAGCGACTTTATTCTACTTTATAAAATGTATAGCATAAAAATAGTTCCTCACCCTTCTTAATATCCTTAATAGTCTTCATATAATAGATATCACCCCATTCCTGATCTACTGACCATTTAATACAATTAGGGTCATCAGAGTGATTTACAAAACCTCCTAATGGAGTTCTCATAATCTCCTTATCCACTACCACATGAGATATACCAAGATACATCATAGCAGGTATGTCTTCTTTCGCAAAAAGACCTTGACCTGCTATGGGACTGTTTTTTATATGTAATTCTTTAGGTAGTGCCTGATAAGTCACTTTCCTTGTCCTCTATACCGCTTTCTTGCTTTGTTACGTGAAGTTGCGGAAAGCTTTGTATTCTTAGACGATCCTTGTCTTGTAGTCTTAGGTTTTGCAGGAACATAATTCCCATCGTTGTATAATGACATAATAATCTCAAACTGGTAATATTATAGCATAAATTGGTTACATGTAAACACTGTAACTACCCATCAATACGTTTCCACCTGGAACTATGGTCGCACCTTGTCCTACAATAGGCTTACCATTAACAATAATACGTGGATTGCCCACATCACCAATAACATCAGAGTGTGGAGGTGGAGGTGGTAGTAAAGGAGCAGTATGTTCTACAAATTGATCTCCATTACGATGAACTTCTCTTCCATTTACGAATACATCGGGAGAATACCCTAATCCACCTGGCTTTGGTACAGGGATAGGGTGTATGTCATGATTCACATACATGTTTGGTGCATGTAGTCCAATTGGTTTTCCTGCCATTATGGTGCAACGTAATAAGGTTCATCACGGCGTTTGATGCCAGCTCTATTTAGAAGAAATTCTGTACGGTCTGCCAGCTTAGTACCATTGAAACGTACAGGAAGGTAGAAATACCATATATTGCTTGCCAAGTACGCTCCATAGGTCTCTGCTGCTGTCTGAGAGGCATCCTTCCACCATGCACGAGTAGAACCAGGCATAACATCAGGAACAACTATGACTTCTGCTGCTGCTTTTATCGTATATACAACAGTATCAAGATTAGAAGGTTTATAAGTTAACATTTGCCCCATACCAGGAATGGAAATTTCATTTGGAGTAGTATATGCTATAGGAGGATCAGTTTGCTGTAAATACTTTGTGTGGTGATCCCATTTAGTATTACCAAAGGTATCAGCAACATCTATATCACTATTCAACCATTGACCATAATCACTATCAAGTGGAACAACCCAATGCTCCATATCTTCTGGTAATCCAAGTATATCATCCTTAAACTCTAATTTACCTTTGGTCGGAGGCTCGGCGTTACGGCGTATCCACACCCCATCACTTCGCACTCTCCAAAACTCTTTATATTCATATAACTGCTCCTCAGTTGCCTCTTGAGCATTCAAAGTCTCATCGGGTTGATACTCGTTGAAATATATCCATGCTTGACCTCTCATCTGAGGCATACCATAGGACTCTCCATTCATGATCTGTAATTCCTGATCATAAAAAGCATATTCTGTAAAATGCCCAGAAAGCTCAGCAATACCGACATAACCTAGCGTTAACGCACTAGATGTCATATTCTGGGTAATCGTGATACCTGGATCAATACAACCACCACTTCCAGCGAGTTCCGTTGTACCTTCTAAAGTAAGATCAGTGGATCCCCAGAGCCTCTGTTGCATCTGATCATCCCACGTGGTTTGCTCCCAAGGTGGAAGATCATTATCAGAACTATTTCTTTCTGGCCAAAGATCTACTCTATCAATACTTACCTTAAGCTTAATGATCCTCTCATCCTCAAATGCTGGTAACATCCATATCTGAGTTGGACCTAGATCCTCCCATGTCATCCAAGGAGCAGTCTGACTATTAAACCCTAAGTTAAATAACTGCCACTTCGCATCATGATTCTTCGGATAGAATCTACCAGCATAAAATGGTACACCATTCTTTTCAGCTAACTTACCTAATGCACCTATGTCTTTGGTCTCAACAGGACCAATACCACCCATTGTGTATGCATATACATTAATCAGTGGTAATGCCATTTAACAATTCCTCTACTGAATTATGTAGATAGTCAAGTGTCTCTGAGATCTTCTCATGAGTCTCCGATTTCGGACGCTTGTACATCAATTGAGGTGCTTCTAAGCGAGAAGTCCTCTGCTCTAGGTGTGTCAATCTGTCGGACAACTGCTGGAGATGCTCGTTCAACTGCTTTATGATCAATTGCTTGTCTGCTCTCTGCATCTCTTCCTGAGAATCTGAGTGCTGCTCCTGATTCAAATCCATCGCAAAATTCCTCAAAGTTATCTAGTATTTCTTGGTAGTTTTTATTCATGAATAAAATCCTTTAATTCTGGTGGTGCATCAGTATCATTGGAAGGTCTTCCAAATCTTACTGTTTCCTCCAATTTATATAACGCATCTTCCAGAGCTTTAATCCTCTTATCATCATTTTGGATTTTCTCTGCAAGTTTCTCTAAGTACTTTGCCATCCTATTGATCTGTGCGTCATGCACATGCACAGCATACTTTGGATCCTCCATAAGTTGCTTGTGGGCGTTTTCTTGTTGCTCGTCTTTTTTGGTCATTTTTTACCAGGAAAATTTTTTTCAAATTCTAGCACAGAACTTTTCATTTTGCAAATAGTCTGTAAAGATATTTAGCGAGACGTAGTAACATGTCAATGAACTCAGAGAATGCATTATACTTCTTCTTCCTTTTTCCTGAAGTTCTTTGTGGGCGTTTTTGTGACCTTATGTATTTCTTTTGTGATCTTTCCTTTCTTTTCCTCTGATAGCTCTGAGTATTATATTGACCACGTGTGGTGGCAGGATGTAATCGTTGACCTTTTCTCATAATTTTTTTATGGCGAAATATTTATATGTCGTTGGGATACTTTTGTAGACTTGCATATCGTTAGGAGTCCCACTCGGCATCGCCCCACGCACCGCACCCAACAAAAAACCCTGTCGTGTCGGACAGGGTGTGTTAGACTGTTAGAACCGTGGATCGCCTAAGTCGTCCATGACATCTTGTAAGAAATTGACTGGTGATATCTCACGGGTGTGAGGTTGGCATCCTGGAATTGGAAGTTCATCCGATCCCGTACGCTCTATGCGTTCTAGGATTGCTGCCATTGCTGCGATCACTGCGGGGTCACGGCGAGCAGCAGCGTTAGTGAGAAAGATGTTTTTCATACTCTTATTATAGAGGATGTGGGTGAATGAATCAAGATAGCGTTACACTCTGTAACTGTC